GTTAAAAACGAAGGTAAGATACTTCCATATCTTATAAATAATAACATGAAAATGTTGATTGAATCCGCGGAGGAATTTGTTAATGGCTAACAAGTATATCTACGAAGTTTTACAAGAAGCTTCTAAAAAACGTCATAAGGCTGATAAGATTAAAGTATTAGTTGATAATGATAGCTGGGCACTCAGAGACGTACTCAGAGGAACATTTGATACATCACTTGAATGGAACCTACCACCCGGTGCTCCACCTTATCAAGCATCTGAAGGACATAACCATCCAACAGATCTCAAACGAGAAAATGTAAAGTTTAAATATTTCATCCGAGGTTTCAAAGCTTCGGAGAATCTGAGTACAGTAAGACGTGAATCAATGTTCATTGGCTTGCTCGAAGCTGTACATCCAGAAGATGCTAAGGTTGTAATTGACATGATCAATAAAACACCACCAAAGCATATTACTCGTCCTATGGTAGAGGAGGCATTTCCTAATCTATTAAAGGATTAACATTAACCTTAACACTCAAGGAAACCATGTATCCACAACTGAAACCACTAAAACAAAAAAAGCTTTATAAACAAATACAAAAACAAATGATAAGGCAAGATAAACGAGTGAAGTTGTATATGATAAATGAAAATTGGCTAAAGATAAGAAAACAAAAAGACAGGCGAAGACGAAGAGTGTTAGAAAGGTTATGGCGAATAAAACAGTTAACTTTAATGAAATCAGGTGAACTACCATTACCGACATTAAGTTAAACTTAGAACAAAAAATAATTGTGTACAAACTTGTTAACTGAGGTTATAATTACATTATGAATATATTTGTACTACATAAAGATCCCGTTATTGCTGCTCAAATGCAGTGTGACAAACATGTACCAAAGATGGTGGTGGAAAGTGCACAAATGCTTTCCACCGCTCATCGTATACTCGATGGTACCGTGCAGATTGCACCATCAAAATCCGGCAAGCGGATGGTGAAACACTATCGGCTTTTCAATGATCCTGAGATGGATCAAATACTTTATAAAGCTGTGCATTACAAACATCCATGTACAGTATGGACTATAGAATCTTCAGATAATTACTATTGGCATTACAAACACTTTGTTGCTCTATGTGATGAATTTGAATATCGTTTCGGTAAGATACATAAGTCTAGTTTACTTAAAAGTCCACTGTGGTCATTACCTCGTAAAATACCTAAAGGTGGTATGACTCCATTCAAGTTAGCAATGCAGTCAAATCCTGAATGTATGCTCGAGAATGCAGTCTTATCATATCGCGCATTCTATCAAACAAAACAAGAAAGATTTAAAATGGCATGGGAAAGAAACCGTCCAAAGCCAGGTTGGTTCCAATATTATAAGGAGGTGTGTTAATGGAAGCATTACTGATTTTAGGTGCACTTGTTGCAGGTGTACATCACTTTGATGAAGAAAGTGAAAAACAATTATTAGATCCAAACCCTGCTATGGTAAAAGTAATACATAATGGTAGTGGTCAATATTTTGTAAATAATATTCAACAGGAAAGTGAAGTGCAATGGATAATCTCGACAAACTAGATTTCCTATACAAAGAAATTTCTTATGCTGAAAGCAAATTACAACCACATGATACAGGACACATAAATACTGCTATCAGTTGGATGAATCAACGTGTAAGAGAAGTTCAGGAAGAAATACGTAATGCCAACGTACACAGTAAAAGATCTTAAGACTAATGCACAATGGGATGTGAGCTGTTCATGGAATGAATTGCAAGAAATGCTTGATAATTCACCAGATCTCATTAAAGTATTAAGTACACCTCAGTTTGTTTCTGGTGTAGGTAATCTACATAGCAAAGTACCAGATGGTTTTAAAGATAGATTAAATCAAATTAAGAAAGGTTCTGGTAGAGGTAATACCATTAAAACATAAATGGAGTTTAAACATGAAACAATTGATCTTGGCTATGAAGACTTGGTTGCTGACACAGCACTGAAAAACACTCCCGAAGAGTGGAAGTCGTGGATACAAACACTGCCAAAAGGTCTTGCTCTAGAGTTTATAGACGAACGTCCCAATCCGGATCAAGAAGACATAGACGTTTTTACAAAACTGCGTCTAACCAGCAAAACACCTGTGGAAGTAAGCGCAAAAGAATTACTAACTAAGCCTTGGATGAAGGGATCAATATCAAGAACTCCTCAACCGGTAGTCGATGCTATTAACAAACGCTATGGAACAAAGTTTAAGAGTGGCACTGTATATGACAGAAATCCAGATAGATTTTTCAAGTATGCAGAAATGCCGGCGGCTACAGCCAAGCCAAGTGTTATGGTCAATGGCGATGTAATATTTGGTGTGGGCAGAATGATAGCGGCATTGTTGCGTGGTGATAGCAAAATAAAAGTTTGGGATACAAATAATGGAGTTTAAACATGAAACAATTGATCTTGGCTATGAAGACTTGGTTGCTGACACAGGCGAACACGGGAGAGTATATACTAGCCCTGATGGTACTCGGTATCCTAGTATTACTACAGTTTTAAGTATACTCAGCGAAGAAAGTATTGCAAAGTGGAGGGCTCGTGTAGGGGACGAGGAAGCAAATAAGATCGGCACGCGTGCAGCGGGTCGAGGTACCCTAGTTCATTCAATTATAGAAGGATATTTGAAGAATGAAGACATTGAAGACTATCTTCCGCACATTAGACAATCTCTGTCTAACCTTCAGCCTATTCTTGACTCGAGACTTGGAGTCATCTATGGCCTCGAGGTGGCTCTTTACTCTCATCATCTCGGCCTTGCTGGTCGATGTGATTGTATTGCTGAGTTTGATGGTGTACCGTCTATTATAGACTTTAAAACGTCAAAACGACCAAAGAAGAAAGAATGGATTTCAAGTTACTTTGCTCAGATGGCAGGATATGCTGTTATGTTTGAGGAACGTACAGGGAAACCAATTACAAATACAGTGGTTATCATGGATGTAGATGATAGTGAACCTTTAGTGTTCAAAGAACATCGTGATAACCACATTCAACTCCTTATCGATACAAAAAGAGAATATGATAGACGTAAACTTTTTTTCAATTAAAATGCATTTTTTTTACTTTTAATGCATTTTAGGGGTTTACATTTGCGAAAAACTATGGTATAATATATCTACACAATCAAAAAAGAGGAGCGATTGTTATGTCAAAAGGTATTTCACCAACTCAGTTAAAGCGTAACATCCAGGCAATGTCTGCGGATCGTCGTAAAGAATCAATCGAGCGTTTCCTACGTGTACTTCCACAGCAAATCATGGATGAAGTTGCTCGGCCAGTACCAAACGAAAAAGTTATTAAGTATCTTGAGTCGCAACTCAAAATGATTCGCGGTCTCTGGACTGACTATCTTATTGAATTTCATGTGAGGAGCAAATAATGACAAAAAAAGAATATCATCTTATTCGTAAAGCAGGCGCTGAAATATTTGCATGTGACAACTATAACATTCCTCGTGAGGAGTTTGTTAACAAATGTGCATTAAAATATTCAATGGTGGCAGATGCAAAATATTTTACTATGGCTGTAAAGGCATATGACGTAATTCAACAAGATATGAAAGAGGTGGCATAATGACAATTTATTTAGATATGGATGGTGTGATTGCCGACTTCTTCGGTGGTATCGAAAGACGCTTTGGCGCTAATCATTGGAAATCAATTCAAGATCGTGAGGTTAAGTTTAGACAACTTGCCAATACAGATTTCTTTTACACACTTTCAGACTTTCGCGATGTAGATCCTAAAGGTCGTAAAGGTGGAGGTGCTAGTATCTCACAAGAGATAGTACGTTTCGTTAACGAAATTACAAATGGTGATTGGGGTATTTGTTCATCACCTTTACGTGGAGACCGCAATAACTCTGCTTATTGGAAACGACGTTGGTTAGAAGATCGAAAATTTGCTCCGCCATTGGTTGAGAATATGATCTTTACTTCTAATAAACATAAGTATGCTGTATGCCCACTTACACGTAAAGCAAATATTCTCGTTGATGATAAACCAGATAACATCAAAAAATGGGAACAGGCTGGAGGTATTGGTATTCGCTTCCAAGCAAATGAAGATGATCTTGAAGAATACCTTTTTGTAGAACTGGAGAAAGCAATTGAACGTTCAAGAACTTCTTAATCTTCGTACTCGGTTTGAAGAAGCCACATCTGAATTTAAACTTGATCGTGAAGGTTCTGATATAAATACACTTAAGTGGTTTATTGAAAATGGACACAAGTCTAATTCACTTCGTAATGGTTATCAAGAGGCATATGAAATTGCCGAAGCAATTATTACGGAGTACGAAAATGGCCGCACAGAAGAAGTTAGAAACTGGTAGTAAATACGAGCATTTCGATGTTGATGGCGATGGTATTGTTACTGATGAGGAATTTGAGTTAGAACGTGAAATGATGCGCGCAGAGAATGAAGATAAAAAGGAAGATCAGATTAGGCGCATGGCATGGTTTGCTCTTTGGGGTATGTTGCTTTATCCGATTGGGATTGTTATCTCTGATATTATCGGTTATGAGACAACCGGTCAGTTACTCGCTAATATTGCACCAACTTACTTTGTTGCTATTTCTGCTTTAGTTGGTGCATTCTTCGGTGCGCAAGCTTATCAAAAAACCAAAACACCATCATCACCTGCACCAAAAATGCCACCTCGTAAACCGAATGCATGACCACAAAGTGGATGTTGGTGATGGTTACCATAGTAAATGGTGAACCTGTTTCTGAGAATATAGATATATTTGAAGGTTTGAATAAATGTTTTGTTGCTAAGACAGAACAGGAATTTAAGTATGATTTTAGAACATTGAAGAGAGATTGGATTTGTGTTAGGATAGAAGGACACTGGGATTATCTTCTTCGTTATTAGAGGTTATTATGAAAAGACTCATCTATCAAGTTTACGTTGGTAAGCCATCACACTTATATAATGCCTGTGTAAAATCAGTTGAAGAATATTGTAAAGCTCATGGTATCGATCATGTAGTACAAAAAAATCCTATTCTTAAAATTAAACCCGACGTGTTTAGTACGAACCGATCAAAGGAATCGTATGAAAAGCACGGCGGGTTTTTACCTATCTATGAAAAAGAAAATGCTTTTAATTATTTCAAAGACTATGATCAGATTGCTATCGTAGATGCAGATATCTGGATTCGTCCGGGTTCACCTAATATTTTTGAAGAACTAAGTGAAGAATATTCTTTTGGTGGAATGGTTGAAAGTAGTGCACCCATATTACCTTGGTATAGACAAAAGATCATTAACTATTCTCGTATGCAATACAGTGCATTGAACTTGCCATGGAACTATGATAAAAATTCTGGCTTTCCTTTCATGAATATGGGTATGATGTTAATGAATAAAAGTCTAACTCAATATCTGAAAGGCCAGACTCCTGAACAGTTTATTCGTAGACAGGAATTCAAACAGTTCGTTGATGGTATGGGTCCATGGAAGTGGTCAACAGATCAGACACTACTCAACACGTGGATTCAACAGGAAAGTATACCTACAAAGAAACTTAATTGGAAATGGAATGCACTCTTTACTGCATTGCCAGATGAAAGAATTAAAGAAGCTTATTTCGTACATTTCTTCTTAAAAGATAAACTACCGAACCGTGGCGAAAATGTAACTGAGTTAATGGAGAAAGTAAATTGATCTATATTTCACACCGTGGAAATCTAGAAGGAAAGAATCCGGATAAAGAAAATAAACCTGAGTATATTAATTTAGCTCTATACGCAGGTTATCAGTGTGAAGTAGATCTATGGTACATTGAACATGAATCTTTCGGTAAAGGTTTTTATCTTGGACACGATGAACCTCTCTATAAAGTTACTGAAGACTATCTACATACACCCGGACTTTGGCTCCATTGTAAAAATTTTCTAGCTCTATGGCAATTGCAATTTACTAAATTGAATTATTTCTGGCACAACAATGATGATTACACACTTACTAGTCATGGTTGGATATGGGCTTATCCTGGTATGCCAACTGCGAATGGTGCAAAAGCAATTGCAGTTTTACCAGAGATAGATAATACAAACACAGAAAAATTTAGTGGAATATGTTCTGATTTTATAGCTAATTACGCAAATGAAGTTAATACTGTTTGATCTAGATGGCGTTCTAATTGATGCCAAACAGATACATTATAAAGCATTGAATGAAGCTCTAGGTGAATACGCAATCACTGAAGAAGAGCACTTAAACATATATGATGGTAGAAAAACAACTCAAAAACTAGCAATGCTGACTGAGCGAAAAGATTTGCCGGTTGAAATGCATGAACAAGTTTACGAGAAAAAACAACAAAGAACAATTGAACTTATACGTGAACTGAAACCAATCAAGGAACTACAGTTCTTGTTTCGCGAACTCGAAGCTCAAGGTTATCATATTGGTGTGTGTTCAAATTCAATACGTAGAACAGTACTTACTGCTCTATCAAAAGCTGGACTTATTGAACATTGTTGTGTAATCATTTCTAATGAGGATGTAAAGAATTCAAAACCACATCCAGAAATGTATTGGAAAGCAATGTCAATGATGGGTGTGCTACCTGAAGATACTACTATTGTGGAAGATTCACCACCAGGATTACTCGCAGCTCAGCGTTCTAGAGCATCATATATAAGAGTAGATAATCCTTATGATGTAACACGTGAAAAAATATTTAAGAATTTAAAGAGTCATAAAATGAAACCTAAATGGAAGAATGAAAATTTGAATGTATTGATTCCAATGGCTGGTGCCGGTAGTAGATTTGCTAAAGCAGGATATACTTTTCCAAAGCCACTCATCGATGTTAATGGTAAACCCATGATTCAGGTTGTAATTGATAACCTCGGTGTAGAAGCAAACTTTATCTTCGTAGTACAAAAAGAACACAATGAAAAGTACAATGTAGAAAAAATGCTTGAAGTTATGACAGGTAATTGTACTGTAATTGAGGTCGATGGTCTTACAGAAGGTGCGGCATGTACAGCATTACTTGCACGTGATTATATCGATAACGATAAACCACTATTGTTTGCAAACTCAGATCAGTTTGTAGAATGGGAACCATTAGAATTCATGTATGAAATGCAAGAAAGAAACTGTGACGGTGGTATCGTAACCTTTGAAGCTACACATCCAAAATGGTCTTTTGCTCGAGCTAATGAACATGGTATTGTAGAAGAAGTAGCAGAAAAGAAACCAATCTCTAATCAAGCAACTGTGGGTTACTACTATTGGAAACACGGATCTGATTTTGTCAAGTATGCTGATAGAATGATTGAGCGTGATATTCGTGTCAATAATGAGTTTTATGTTTGTCCAGTGTACAATCAGGCAATCGAAGATGGTAAAGTGATTAGAACATTTAATGCTAATAAGATGTGGGGACTCGGCACACCTGAAGATTTGAAACACTATCTAGATAATTACAAGGAAGAACTATGAGAACAGCAGTATTAGCTCCACTATACCAAAGAGATCTTGATTTAGGAACAACCTTTGTAAAGGAATTTAGTAGATTCTTCGGTACTAGTAGAAATAAATTACATCTATGTTTTTCTGATCAGTCAGAAGTTGATAACTTTCGTGCTCTTGATTTCTACAATCCTATTATATGTACTGAAAAATTAGATGTAAGTAAGAAACCAATATCGCAGAAAAAAATATTCGGTGTAAGACATATTTTTGATAACACGGAAGTAGATAATGTTTTTGTAGTTGATATTGATAGTTTACCTTGTGCATATAAAGATCTAGATGTTATGGCAAGATATAATGTTAACCGCAAGAAAATCTATGCTAGTCCATCTACAAATCATAGTATAATCAATAAAGTAGGGCGCGATTGTGCACAGCGATTTTTTAGTCCACAAGATGTAGAAAAATTAGAAGAAATTACTAAAGGATTCACATTATACTTCTGGTTTAATGATATTCCTATATACGAAAGAAAATATTTTCTACCGTTTTTAGAATATATTGATTACAGTCGCACGATGGATAGACTACTGTATACAACATTTGATTACATCATCTATGTGTTTTATCTGTTACTACAAACAGATTGGAAATTAGTTGAAATAGATAATACAGTGGTCACAGATCAAGGTAGCTTTTTAGAAACTCAAGCTATGCAAGATCCAAAGAGGTTTGAGTTATTTTTTAAGGAAGCATCCCCAATGTGGATTAAAGAACCAATTCATGAAGGTGCAATGAATAGAGTGTGGATGAGGTTACACGTAAACAGATGAAGAACGTAGTCTTTCAATATTACCTAGATTTTAACGGTGTTGGCAAGCAAGGACATCATTATACAAATGGTGGTGTACCTGAATGGGCTCAGGTTTCTGTTGATAAGTTTAAGCAATATGCTGAAAAGCATGGTGCAGATTATCATTTTATGGAAGATCGTTTTGTCAATTCGAAATCAAACTTCTTTGAAGTTACAAGACTTTGGAAAGATCCTATCTTTGATCAATATGATAAGTTACTATATTGTGATGTCGATGTAATTCCAAAAGATATGGAAGAAAACATTTTCAATATTCTTGGTGAACATGATTTTGCTGGTTGGCCAGAGCAGAGGATGTATGACTTTATAGTCAATATCAATTGGAATGAAACAAAATCTTTACGTGATCGTTTTAATGATTTTGGTTCTAGGCTAGTTAAGTCTACACAACATCCTGGTATTCGTATGATGAATAGCGGTGTGATGGTGTGGTCAAGAGAAGCAAGACTTAAAGCACGCGAATTATTTGATGATCATGAAAAATGGTTTCATCATAAGAATGCATTACTTGATTCCCGTTGGACTACAGCTGGTCACAGTTCACACTGTTTGGATCAACCATATATTAATGCTATGGTTACTAAATATGATTTTAAGATTTTAGAAATGGATAGAGTGTGGAATAGATTTCCAACTGGTAAGGAAGATACACCGTGTTATTTTGCTCATTATGTTGGTGATCACCGCTTTCAAATACCAAGGATGTTCAAATGAAAGTAGCAGTATGTGTATCCGGTCAGATACGCGGTGACTATAATAAATGTATTGATCAACTGAGATTGAATTTTCCGAATGCTGACTTTTTTGTTTCTACATGGAAAGGTGTAGAAACAGAAGCAGCAGCCTTGTTTTTTGATGAACCTGTAATGCATTATCATCCGTATGGTGACATACCAAAAGAACTGATTTTATCAGAAAGATTAGCAGAAAAGATTCCAAGGTTTATGGCTAATCCACATGAAGTTGAAAGAACAAGTCACCAGACAAAACAAATCTTAGCTCATGCTTATATGGTTGAAACATATCCAGATTATGATGTGTATGTAAGATCGAGGTGGGATACTTACACATATCCAGAAGCAAATTTTGAACCATTTGTTGTGTGTGCTCATAATGACAAGAATGCAATTGGATTTGGTACACCAAGTCAAAATATTTCTAGAATCAGTGAAGAAATCGATAATCCATATACACAACATTTTTTATTCGATCAATTGATCATACATTCTCGTGATGCATTTGATCCTGAGTATGTGTATAAATTACATAGAGAAAAGAAATTAATCGCAGCAGAATGGGGATGGTACCAGGTAATGTCAGCCAGTGGTCATAGATGTATGCACGGTTGGGCTAATCCTATTAGCCATGTATTTAGATGAGAAACTTAATTGTACAATACTATGATCAAAAGCCATTACCAAAATGGGCGGAGATCAGTAAAAATAAATTTAAGATTTATGCCGACAAAGTAAAAGCAGACTATTTGTTCTATGATGAAATGGAATTTTGTCCAGAAGTTCCTTACTTCGAGAACTTAAATATTGTTTACAATGAGCGCTTTATGGATTATAATAATATATTATATGTTGATGTGGATGTAATACCAGAAAACATGGAAGAAAATATATTTGATGAGCTCATTGAAGATATTGGTATGATACCAGAATATAAGCCGGTTGGAATGAATGCAGATCCATTTCATATGTTACCCAATGTAGAAATGGAATTTCGTAAACAATGTTTTCGAATCGGTGCTCCAGTAAAAAGACCAGCATCAGCACGTGCACCGTACCTAATGTTTAATAGTGGTGTAATGTTATGGTCAAGAGAAGGTCGGATGAAAGCTCGTAAAAGATTCGGTTGGTGGAAAGATTGGTATGATGGATGTGACATGTCACAACTAAAACTCGATCAACCGTTTATTACAAGTCAGGTAGTAAAATATTTAGATTATACTGAACTGGCACTGAAATGGAATTGTTTTCCTAAGTTTCGTTTTCATGAAGGTATGGCACCAAAAGAAATGAACTTTGTACATTATACAGGTGGTAAGAAAAAATACATTGAGGAACTCTATGCTTAAAGAATTATTTAATAAATTTAGTTGTGATAAAGCTGAACGCCATAGTTATCATGAAATCTATGAACCAAACTTCGAGCCAATTCGCAATGAAAAGATTAATATTTTAGAAATTGGTATTTTTAAAGGCGCATCAACTGCAGCGTTTACAAAGTACTTTCCAAATGCTCATATCTATGGAATTGATATTTTTGAAAGACTTGACCCAAAAGATGTACCAATTCTAAATCATAAACGTGTAACATGGATGCGTGGTGATTCAACTAAAAAACCTGATTACTGGCCAGATGTAGAGTTTGATATTATTATTGATGATGGTAGACATACACCATTTTCGAATACAATGACATTTCGCTATGCGTTTCCTCGATTGAAAGAAACCGGTATGTATTTTATCGAAGATGTTTGGCCACTCGATAAAATGAAGTTTGAACATGAATGGACAAAATCACGTCCACAAGATTTTAATATGACTTTATATAATAACTTCTTAAAAGAAATTTCACCATATAAAGTTACTCACTACGACAACACGGCTAAAAATCAACCGGAAAGTTATATCATCAAAGTGGAGAAGAAGAATGAAAATTAATGTTGGTTGCGGTTGGGAATGCCGTGATGGTTGGCTTAATGTAGATAATACACAGAAGCATCAGCGTGTAAATTATCCTATCACTTTTATGGATGCTACTACAGCATGGCCATATGAAGATAACACATTTGAAGCTATGTTAAGTGAACATATGATTGAACATATTCCGGAGAAAAAAGGTTTATTTGCTTTACAAGAAGCATATCGCACTTTGAAACCTGGTGGAGTAGCTCGTATTACATGTCCTAACCGTGATTTCTTTACTGCACTTACAGATGATCATCATCCATTTGTAGTTGAGTATAGTAAGAAGATTTTAAATAATGCTATTCCAAGTGCGCAACGTGTGGTGAGTCGTACACTGAATGAGCAAGGCCATGTGTGGGTACCTACAGCTCGTATGTTGATTATTCAAATGGAAAAAGCTGGATTTACGAATGTAAAGAAAGTAGAATATGGGCATAGCGAACATGAAGTTTTTGATGGTATCGAAGAATTTAATGGTATTCGTGAATATGAAACCTTGTGTGTTGAAGGTACTAAAGGATGAAAGCATATGCCATCACAATAGCAGGTAATGCTATATCAGAAAAAGGTACCGAAGGGTTAATACATTCTTCGAAAGTAAACGGCAATGGCTTTAAGATAGAAGTCTTTAATGCCGTTGTACCTTCGATGGTGAAGTCTGTTATGGGTGGCAATGGACTAAAATGGAATTACCCCTGGTCCGGACAAGAGAATGATATAAAAAGTGGATTAGTGAAATCAGCATATCAAACAGCAAATCCGGATAATCGTATAGCCTGCTTTTTAAGTCATTGGTTACTATGGAATAAATGTAACAAAATAAATGAACCAATACTCGTTCTAGAACATGATGCTATGTTTGTTGAAAAATTAGATTATGAAAAAATTATTGAAAGCAAATTTGATATTATCGGTATCAATAGTCCGGCATCCGCTACACGTAGAGCTCATGTATTTCATGATATAGTACATAAATCAACTACAGATATCTTACCTGTACCTACAGTTGATGAGTTTAATGTTCCACAAGGATTGGCTGGAAACTCAGCATATATAATTAAACCTAATGGTGCAAAGAATGTTTTACAAGCTGTGAAAGAATATGGGTGTTGGCCAAATGATGCTATCATGTGTAAACAACTTGTACCTAACATGGGTGTAACTAAAAAATATTATACACAAGTACAAGGGTTACCTTCAACAACGGTGAAATAATGCAAGCATTTGTAATTACATTAATGGAAAATCATAAATCAATTAAGTCTTCGAATAAGACAATTGAAACTGCAGAAAAGCATGGGTTGAAAGTAAAACAGTTCAGGGCTATTACTCCAAAAGATAATCCTAATGCTATGATGAAAGAACGCGGTATTGCTACTGGTGCATTTCATGAAGAATTTTCTCGTTTAGCAAATTGTAAAGCTGCGTTTATGTCTCATTATTCTTTATGGGAATGGTCTGTACAAACTAATGAAGCTGTCATTATTTTTGAACATGATGCAATCATTATGGCACCTATTCCTAATATTACATTTGATAAATGCATTACATTTTCAAAGCCTTCATATGGTAAATATGAAACTCCTACTGTTCTAGGTACACAACCTCTTACACAGAAACCGTATTTTGGTGGAGCTCATGGTTATGCAGTATCACCAGAGGGTGCGCAGCTTCTAATGGATAAAGCAATATCACATGCCGCACCAACCGATGTATTTCTCAATTTACAAAACTTTCCATGGTTACAGGAATACTATCCATGGGTATGCATGGCCGCTGATAGATTTACTACAATACAAAAAACAAACGGATGTTTAGCAAAACATAATTTCTCTAGAGGAGACTACGAGATTATCAATGCCTAAGATGCCAGATAAATTAATTGTGACGGGTTGTGATGAAAAAACTGAATGGCAACTCCCATGGTTTTTCGAAAATTACTTTAAGCATAATTCTATTCCAGTTGCCGTTGGCGATTTTGGAATGTCAGAACCTATGAAGAACTGGGTTTCAAAAACTTTTGGTGTATTCTGTATTATGCATTTACATGATGCTCATAAGTTTCCAAAAGGGTGGTTCTATAAACCAATGGCAATGTATCAAGCACCAGGAAAAAGTGTATTTTGGATTGATACTGATTGCCAGGTTCTAGGTAATATTGAGAGAATGTTTAATTACATTCAACCAAATAAATTATGCATGGCTATTGATAGACCTTGGTTAAAACGAAGAAAAGAAGAATGGTATAATTCTGGTGTAGTTGGTAGAACTGGTAAACCTGAAGTGTTATTGCAATGGATGCAGGCCGTGCAGAATAATCCTCAGGTTGGAGATCAAGAAGTATTGCATAATATGTTGAATCCTATTACTCGTATGATTCATATTAATGAGCTTCCCAATATATACAATTGGTTAAGACTTCAAATCGAAAATGATAATGAAGATAGTCCAAACAAAAAGATTATGCATTGGACTGGTGAAAAAGGTAATCAAAAGATACGTGATATGATTAAAGTGAAGGAGTTAATGAATGGCTAGGACAGTGCATATTGTCGGTAATGGTGATGCCGCATTGTTTTATCATGAAGCACCGCGTAAAGGTTTAAAGCTTACATGCAATCTACCACCATTTCCTGTTGAAGGTGCGTATGCTACATGTATGGTAGACTTTAAGATGATGCGTACTATAAATGCTGGTGAAATCGATGTACCGGGTGAATGGATCTTAGGTGCAAGGCCTAAGAAATACATGGATACAAATCCAAAGTTCTTTATGGAAAGAACTCGTCAGATTAAAATGTTCTACACGAAGTTGCCAAAATATGCAGCTAATTATACTGATTTTAATTGTGGTCATATGGCTGTGTACTTTGCGGCTGAGCATTTAAAAGCAGAACGTATTCACATGTACGGATTTGATTCTATCTTTGATTTTAACTTAAGATCTTGTACAGATCTGTATATTAATTCAGATCGTGGCAACATGAACAATAATAGATTGTCAAATAACTGGCGTCCACTTTGGATGAATATGTTCCGTGACTTTGATGGTACAGGTTCAAATCAAAAATGTGAGTTTATCATGCATCATTTTCATGATAATCTAAAATTTAAAATTGGTGACAATGTAGTTATTGAAAAATATGGGATTCGTGATGAAATCAAAAAGCCAGAAAAGAAAATGAAAGAGACATGGGTACCACCAGCTGATGGCATTATGTAGTTTACTTTTCTAAAAAACTGTGGTATAATAATCAGAATGGAGAGGTGAATGATTTTTGTAGATGGTGGTAGTCGTAGACAACGTGAACTTACTTTTGAAGCAGCATCGTTTGCTTGGATGAAGCTAATGCCGCGTATTCGTAAGTGTGTAGTCAATATTGAATTGAAAAACTTGAAGGGCTATGACGGTACATGTTTCGATTTTGGTATAAGAGATTATCATATCGAAATCAATAAGAAACTCAGTCTTACAGATAACTTCCTTACAACAATCTTTCATGAAATGGTTCATGTAAAACAATATGTAAGAAAAGAATTATACAGTGAATGTAATTTCTATAAAACAAGAGATGAATATCTCAATCTCCCTTGGGAGATAGAAGCATATCGAGTACAGGAGGAACTACTCAATGAGTGGAAATCACGAAGAATCAGAACTTGAATTATATCGACGAGAAATCCTAGAGAAGGATGGAATGATTGATATTCTTAAAAATAATGTAAAAGAATTACAGGAACAACTACAAAACTCATACAAAAGGATCGAGGAGTTAAATAATGTTAAAAAATGTGAATGTCCCCCTATTGTTGTCAGCGGCGTTGATGGTGACGGCAAGCCCTACTAATGCTGAAACTGTTGTTGATGTAACCAAACAGGTTATTAATAAAACACCATATCAGGTAGAGGTCTGTTATGACCAGCAAGTATCTGGTGATAAGACTGGTGATGCATTGATTGGTGCTATTATCGGTGGTGCTCTTGGTAATAATATTAAAGGTGAAGAAGATGGTGGTGCAATTGGCGCGGTCATTGGTGGTATGCTTGGTCATGCTAACAGTAATGCTACTGGTGGGACACGCCGTGTATGCAATGTTGAAACACGATACAACGAAGAAGTTGCTACAGTCTACTCACATTCCATCGTATCATTCGTACATGAAGGAAAAGAGTATCAACTAAAATTTCAAAAATAATTGAAAAAAATGCAAAATAACTGTGTACATTCACGGAAAAATAGTGTATAATATATCTATCAAATGGAAAAGAGGAGTTTCATTATGGAAAAAGTTTATATTATGTCAGGTGCCCTTCATGATTTTATCATGGACCAGCGTAGAGAAGCTGAAGAGTACAGTAAGCAGCCTGGTTGTTTCATGGGTATGATGCCACACCCATCTCAGACCGAATATTGGTCTGAGCGTGTGCCTACTGGTACTCTTCAAGAGTACAAGCGCATTGAACTCGAGGAGAGTGTCTACTATGCTGTAGCTGATGCTTATAGCAAAGGCTACGCTCGTAGCATGAATCTCACTGAATGGACTGATGAGGAGCTTGAAGCTGAGCTTGAAGCTGCTTGTAAAGTAATTCGGTTGGAGAATGAACGTAGTGGTATTCTGGAGAGTGCGTAATGACAAATATCGTAAGGCTTGGTGAGGGTGCCGAAACCTCTGAAATTGCTGGATCAAAATATACCACTCATCCTATTACAGATTGGTCTGGCGATGATCTATCATTCTATTTTAATCTAATGCGAGAAGATTATAAGAATGCTGGTATCGAGGTTATTAATATCTGTACATATTATAATAGTGGTTATAATCATGCTACTGATAAACACGAAGGTCAAAAGGAATTCGGAATTGAGGTTGAACACCTCTAAAAGTTTAGCAAAGACGCTCCTGTCTCGCTCCTCTCTCAGTTGATGCGTCTTTGCTAATCCATACAGTCGAGCGACATAACGCGGTTAAGCCTGTAAACGACTCTAAAATTAAGACGCAGGTGGGAAATCAACACCATGATGGTGGAAAACGATAGAGCGCCCTCATTAGAAAGACTCAAATTGTAAAGTCCTGAGTATGACTAACTCGCGGGGTACAAAGTTAGAAGCAATGGTGCTTACTATACCACGTCAAGTGAAGAAGAGAAAACTACTCATTGAATTTTGGTTCCGTAGCTCAACTGGATAGAGCAGCTGACTTCTAATCAGCAGGTTGGGAGTTCGAGTCTTCCCGGAATCGCCAATAATGCGGGTATAGTATAATGGTATTACAATCGCCTTCCAAGCCAAAGACCTCGGTTCGATTCCGGGTACCCGCTCCATATAAATACTAATAGGTTGGTCGCTTAATAGACTCGTACAGATCAACGGTTAGTCTGTCAACACAAAGGAGAATGCATCCTGGATCTATAACCAGGCTCTGCTTAATAAGGCAGGAAAAGAGAATTGTCCTTTCGCTCTTTTCCTGCCATTTAGGGATAAAAAATGCTTAAATGGTATGACCATATTATTGTATCAATGTTTGCCTTCGTAATATCACAAGGTATTTTGTACAATTTATTTTGGGCGTTAATCGGTTGGTTATTTTTTGTCCAATACATGTATCAAAGGAGAGATGGTCGTGTCTGATGATTTCTTTGATTTTGGTTTCACTGCAGTTGATGAGTCAGAACTCAAGGCTGTGCAGGATGCCGCTCGTCAAGCTGAGACAGTAGCTACTACAGCTAACGTCACTCAGGAAAAGCTTGATAGATTATACAACTCAATAGTCCCCCTATTGAATAACCTGAAGAAAAATCCCGAAAAAGAATACATTCTTTGGCCTAATCGTGTAGAGAAGGTTGAGGAGTTCGAAGAAAAATTATTAAAAATTTATCGATCTTAGTGCATTTTGTCCTTTACTTTTCTGCGAAACTGTGGTAGAATATATACAGAATGAAAAAAAGAGGAGTTCATTATGAAAAAGTTTGTTATCACTGCTACCATGAAAAACGGCGATAAGTGGGAAACCACTCGTCATACTAAAGATGGTTTGACTACTGTTATTGAAACTATCCTTGCCGATGGCGGCGTTGAAAAGTTTTCTGTTGAGGAGCGTGCATAATGGGAATGTCTAGTTACGTAATGGATTGTGAAGAACAGTTCATCAATTCTGTCAGTCTCAGAATCGGTGGATGTGAACATATTACTGAACTTCACATGGCACTTACAAGAGATAAGTGTTGGAATGACATTGCATACATGTCTGCCAATGAACAATTGGAATTTGTTGAAGAACTTTGGAATGAATATTGGAGCGAATATGTCTAAGTTGATTATTAAAAAAGGTATGACTACCGAACAACGTTTACGTGCTATTAAAAAAGCTGCCGATCGGTTTAACAAAAAAATCGGTAAGTCACGTAAGGTACGGCGTACTGAAACATCCTTTATGGACCGTAAGTATGATGGTGATAATATTAATGCGTGGACAGATGCTCCACAATATGCGGAGAAGTATTATGGTGAAAGGTATCGCGATACTGTCAGTCATGACAATGATTGGAACTAATGCATATGCTAAAGATTGTTTCTACAGTAAGCAAATACATTACACGGATGGTACAACAGTTGAAGCAATCGAAAGGTACGACTGTACAAATTCACCACCTCCAGAAGTAATCATTGTAGAAAAAGAAATTCCAGCAAAGAACAGGTCTTTAGGTGACTTCCTGTTCGGAGTGGAAGAAGAAAATCAAGGAGTAAGTCACCTATTTAGTACATTGGTCAGTATAGGAGTGTTCTAATGATTCGTTATGTATTAGGTGTTATCAGTGGTGTTGCACTGGTAGTTTATAAACCTGAAGTCTTGAATTGGTTTGTATCTTCTGGTTTAAGAGATAATATTGTTTCAGCATTAAATGGAGTATAATATGAAAAGGTTAGCTTTAGTTCCACTCGCAGTGTTGGTAGCTGCATGTGATAAGACACCACCTGAAGTGGTAGCACAAAAAGAATTGTATGAGTATCAGAAAGCTCAGGTTGAAGATCAAATCGATGAAATGCCTAATTGGTATACAAACATTCCAAAAAAAGATGATGCTGTATATGCTGTCGGTACGGCAGTAACACCAGATCTACAACTATCTGTAGACATTGCTGTTCTATCTGCTAAGACAACATTAGCTGATCGTGTAGATAGCCGAATTCGTTCACAGATGAAAGTCTTTAAGACAAAACTCGGTTCCACCGATTTTGATTCTCGTGTTCAAAATAACTTCGAGCAAGTAACTCGTAATCTCATTGCAGATGCCGATGTTGCAGGTTATGAAGTAAAGGAACAACAGATCGTGCAGAATGGTACACAATACCGTGCATACGTTTTACTTGAATACAAAAACTCTACAGCTAATGCTGTAATCAAAACACGTATTCAACAAAATGAGTTCTTGCTTGATAAACTTCGTGAAACAAAAGCTTTTAAAGAACTCGATGATAATGTACAAGCTCAAAAGGCAGATGAACTTGCTGAAGCTCAAGTTATTGTTGATGCAATTAACGGTGTTGAGAATGGCACAGTGGAGTAATATGTCATCTGACCGTATCATGGCATGCCGTGTGTTTGATGGTGAGGTTCGTAAAATCAAAGCTCTGTATACTGAAAACGATCCTGAGTGGACTCAATTAAAACCGATTATTAAATACCTTGAAGGTCGTGTGAAACAGATGCAAAGAAAAGGTCACTATAGTGAAGAATCTGATTATTCAATACTACATGACGGGTAATGGTAAAAAGTACACAACTAAAAATGTACCAACATGGGCTTTGAAATCTAGACAAAGCTTTATGGATTATGCAGACTATGTTGGTGCAAAACATATGTGGTATGAGACACCGACTGTATTTGGACCTAGCCCATTTTACGAGTCATTACGTGCCGTGTACGACGAGTCACTTGATGTGTATGATACCATTCTCTTTGTAGATTGCGACGTTCTCTCAAGGTCAAAGGATAACATATTTGAATATGATGTAAAGCATGTAGGTGGTGTAATGGATAGACACATTACTGAATTGCCACAAGACCTAATAGAGTATATTGCCAAAAAGAATCAAACATTTAAGGATGGTTGGTTTAATTATGAGACAGAAGCACATGATGCTATAAGAGAACATTATGGTTGGTTGAAATGGAATAAGTCTACAACGTATCCTTTTCTCGATCAGTTCATAAATAGTGGGGTAGTACTATGGACACCCAGTGGACGAGAGAAGGCACGGCAAACTTTTGAAGATATGCATGATTATTATAGTATAAAGTTTGGTCTGACTAATGGACACAAGTTTCAAAAAGAAGATCAATGTTATTTGAACGTACAATGTGTTCTTAACAAAATTCATGTTACAGAACTACCCGTAAAGTTCAATGACCAAGAATGGGATAAACATCCTAACGATAAGTCAAATGATTCCTTTATTCATTTTACTGGTGACAAAGGAAAAGATCGCTTAAATCAATATTAACGGTTTACTTTTCTTTGAAACTATGGTAGAATATACTAGTAAATTGAAAAGGAGCTTATTATGACTATGCATCTCGTCCGTGGTATGACTACCTTAAATACTCGTTCCAAGCGTAAAGCACGTAAAAAGACCGCAGCTGTCATTCAAGCCGAGGCTGAAACAGCAAAGCTCCTCCGGTCTCTTGGTTACGATAAAGGTAATGTAAAAAACAGGCGCGCTGACCTGCCTGATTATACCGTGGCCGAGACTGTACCAACCAGTGATCTTATCATGCGTGTAGAAGGTAAGCGTAAAGCTAATCAATATACCGGTGATGAGATTGCTGGTATCGGTACACTCCATAAATCCAACATGGTACCTGTACGAAAAGATAGTAATGCTGCAAAAGAAATTGCAAGTATGCGTCGATAATGCATTTTACGTATGTACATTTTCGTAAAACTGTGGTAGAATATATAGAGAGTAAAAAAAGAGGAGGTTCTCATGGCAGCAGCACGTAAACGTAAAATGAAATCAAGAGCTCGTACTGGTTTATCCGGTGCACCGATTGATAAAGGATTTGATGCAGTAAAGTATTACTTCCATATGGAGATCGATCGTAAGGATCTCGTGAATACATTTAAGACTTATGTCAAAGCAAATGTTGACAAGAAAAACCAGAAGTTTGTTCTTGCAAATTCTGACTATAAGTTCTATGGTTATACACACTATTGTGCTACTGCATTCTGGATTAACTCTGGTCTTACACATGATGAAAAGTCTAGTAAGTATGCCGAAGGTTTATATAAGTACACCGTTGGCTTAATTGAAAGTGGTAAAGAATTATATTATGAAAAGCAAGCCAAGTTGAAAGACTCGGCTAATGTTGTATCTCTTACACCACAACAAAGATTGCAAAATAAAATCAGCAACACAATCATGCAAGATTTGCTTTCACTTGAAGATGCATGGATGGATGGTGAAAAAGCTGAATTGAATTTATATCAAGAATTTAAAAGACATGGTCTTGCTGGTAGTGCAGTTGCACCGGTAAGACAAGTTATTGAGGGCTGGTTACTTGATTATGAAGATGCCTACCATAAGCGTTGTCCAGATGCTGTGGAAGGTTATTCACATTTGAAAAGACCAGAACTCAATCGGAGGATCAAAGCTTGTCAATCAATGTTGGAAGATTGTGATCGTATCCGTTCTGCAGCTAAAGCAACTCGTGTAACGCGAGTTAAGCAACCTAAAGCTGCAGATAAACAAGTGGCTCGAGTTCAGTACAAGAAAGAAGATACTGAATTCAAGCTTGTGTCGATACCGCCGATCAAAGTGGTCGGTGGTATTCGGCTCTTCACGTTTAACACAAAGACTCGTGTTGTAACGGAATATATAACTCAAGATACAAAGGGTTTTGAGATCTCAGGTACATCTATTAAGAACTTTGATAAAGTCAATAGTAGATCAACTAAGCTTAGGAAACCAAATGAGTTTCTGCCTGAGGTATTGAACAGAACTCCAAAGCAAATTGATGTGGTATGGGGTAATCTAACTACCAAGACTATAACACCTAATGGTAGACTCAATGCAGATACAATCTTACTTCGAGTAATGGATAGGTAATGGCAGAGGAAATTCAATTCTTAAATAAAAACCGATTTACTAAAATGATTGAAGCAACAGTGTCCGACTTAAAGATAAGTTATATGGATGCTGTCATTCATTTGTGTGAGAAGAATGATATTGAATTAGAAGATGTCAATCGTTTTGTCTCACCAATTATTAAAGGAAAGATAGAAGCTGAGGCCATGGGTCTTAACTTCCTACCTAGTACTAACTCTCTTGACTCAGCATTTTTTGAGTGAAATAAATATAAATAATTTTACATTACAGCTATACTGTGATATAATACAAACATACTTCAGCAAATATAAGGAACATACTAATGTCATTTGAAGCACTAAAACGCAATCGCGGCACCGATATTTCTAAGCTCGTTCAAGCAGCAGAAGCAGCAGGCTCAGCTGGTGGTGAAAAGAAAAATTATGATGATGAACGAATTTGGAAACCTACAGTCGATAAAGCAGGGAATGGATATGCCGTCCTCAGATTCTTACCAGCAACAGAAGGCACGGACTTACCATGGGTCAGATATTGGGACCATGGATTCAAAGGGCCAACCGGTCTATGGTATATCGAAAACAGCCTTACATCTATTGGTCAACCTGATCCTGTTGGCGAACTCAACTCACGTCTCTGGAATTCCGGCCATGAAGAAGATAAAGAAACTGCACGTAAACAAAAGCGTAGACTACACTACGTAGTCAATGCACTGGTTGTAGAAGATCCTTCTGCACCGAATAATGTTGGCCGTGTTGTACTTTATAAGTTCGGTAAGAAAATCTTTGATAAGATTATGGATGTAATGCAACCAACCTTTGCAGATGAAAAGCCAATCAATCCATTTGACTTTTGGGAAGGTGCAGACTTTAAATTGAAGATTCGTCAGGTTGAGGGTTACCGCAACTATGATAAATCTGAATTTGCTTCTCCATCAACATTGCATGGTGGTGATGAAGCAAAACTAGAGTCGGTATATAATTCACTACACAACCTCAGTGAGTTTACTGATCCTAAGAACTATAAGACCTATGATGAATTGAAAGCCAAACTGGCACGAGTCTTAGGTGAGGAAGTATCTATGGGTGCACCATCGATGCAACAAGAAATGCAAATGAATACTCCAGCTCCTCAGCCAGAGTATAAAGTTGCAGAACCAATTACTGCAGAGCAAGTTAATCTTGATGATGACGATGACACTATGTCATACTTTGCAAAGTTGGCAAACGACGACTAGAAAGAAGTAGGTAAACCTACAAGATTGGGACGGCGTGGATCAAATGGGTTCACGCCGTTTCCTGCTAATGTAGTCTGAGATGTACCTTGATTAATAGTAGTTTGTGGTGCATTTACAATTGGATTACTAGCTGCTTGTTTATTCATCTCAAATTGATTTACAGATTGAGCAACAGATGCACCATCGGTACGTGATGGTGGTGCCATTGTGGTAGGTGATGCACTTGCAACCGCAGATGCTAATCCTCCATCAACACCAGTAGGTGGTGTGACCGGAGTTGTAGGTGATGTAGCAGATGCAGTTTGACCATTCAATATGTCATTAATTCCTGTCCAATCAGGAAATGCATCTACCTTTTTATCAAGTAAAAACTGTGCTAAACCTTTTGCTATTGAATCACCTAAGAAGAAACCAGCGCCGCCACCCAATATAGATCCAACTAAATTACCCGGTCCTGGAACTACCGAACCTACAATACCTCCAGCGAGTGCACCTAGAGTTGATCCACCTAGTCCACCGAATACACCGGCTAATCCATCAACTGTAATAGGATTCATGCTTGCTAATTCACCAACAGCTAATGCTGCACCTAATCCAGGAATACCTCTTACAAATTTCAATGCCTTTCCGAGCTTAGGAAATTTCGAAACTGTTTTAGCATCTGCTGGTATAGAAGTAGCTTTACCATCAACACCTGCTTTCATTAAGTTTCCAGCCTTTGAATATGCTGTGCCTTTTGGTGCAACCTTTTGTCCAGTTGGAGTTGCTTTTGGTTTACCACCTAAAGGTGCGGCAGCTAATCCTGCTGCTGCTGTAACACCTTTAATACCAAGATTCAATGCAGACTTTGGAGCTAATAGTGCAAATATACCTGCAGCCGATAGAGCCAAGTCATCAAGGTTTTTAGTAAGACCACTAAAATCACCAGTCACTAGTTGGTTTAAACCAGTGAGTGCATTACCAAATGTTTTTTCAACACCCGTTAATACCTCTTCTGTTGTTGGTAGTTTACCCACCAATCCTTCAACATTTTGTTTGAGCTTCTGCACATGTGGTTCTAGATTTTTACCTAACTCTTTTAACTTTTCTTGATTTTCTTTTGTTAACGCCGCACCGACTAGACCCGCAACTACACCTATTCTCTTGCCGAATAAGGATCCGATACCACCAGCAACCAAACCTCTTTCAACAGCTGAGCCGAGTTCTTGATTACCAGTACTACTAGTTACGTAATCACCGATTTCATCAGCCATAGTCACTGCAATTGCTGCGGGTAAACCCTTCTTTACTAAACCAGTTCCGATTGCAGACGCTGCACCAACAAGTCCAGCACCACCTAAACCAATAGATGGTAAACTAAATCCATCGCCTGATCCACCTGATCCACGTGGCCCTTTAGTTATAGGTGCCGTCGATTCACCGCGATCTTCTCTCTCAGACTCAAGGTCATCTAGATTTCTACGTTGCAATGCGGCCAGATCTTCGACAGCTTCGATCAAACGTTCCTGTCCTATGACCTGTTCGTCTAACGATTTATTCGCCGCTTCTAGTTCTGTACTAAGATCAGATAATGTACGTTCAGCCATGTTATCCTCTAGAGTTCATTTGTTGTTCTTTTTCTTTCAACTCATTAATTAGCATTGCCAAATAAATCTCCCTCTCCCATGGTATCATACAATCTAGATCATTCAACGAATAATGAAAGTTTTGTAGTAACTGATAATTTGTAGTATAGAAA